CGGGCTGCATGGCCTGTAGCGAAGACTGCGCGTGGCATTATTCAGGCTTCATTTCACCACGAATCACCTCATTCGCATCCGCTGCCGTGGTGATGACCTCCGCAAGGTCGGGCCGCATTTCCTTGGCCATGCGAATGCGTGTCGAGTGGTGCAGCGTCTCCCAATCTTCCGGGATCGTACCTGCACCGACGCGCGGGATTTTCAACTCCTCGAATACCTCTTCCGGTGACTGCTCCTCGTCTGCCGGGTAATCATTCGGATCGGGGTCAAGCGATGGCTCAGCCTCAATCGCATCAACACGGACAAAGCCCTCAAGCGCCGACAGCTTGGCGATCAGCTTCTCATCGTCAATCTCATGCGTCTGGCCCAACTGGAACGATACGCCCCAGATATCGCGCGCATCCCAAGGCCCTTCGTAGCGAAATACTGCCATCGGTCGTCTCCTAGAAGTAAATGTGTGGTGTGGTCTCATGGTCAGATCCCTGCGCGATGATTTCGCGTATCAGGGCTTCGCCAGAGCGTTTGGCAGCAATGTATTGGGCGGACTCGCCAAGCGACATAAACGAGGTTGCGCAATTGGCACCAACCATGATGGTCATGCCACGCGCTACGCTCTCAGGGATGGCAGAGACGGCCCAATAGGCCAGCTTCTTCTCTTCCAGCTCTGCCATGATTTCAGCAATTGCCAGATCGACTGTGGCGTCATCCTCAGTCGATGGCGTTTCGCCGCCGATAGTGACGTTCAGGTAAAGCAGGACGCGGGCCACAAGCCCGGCTTGATCAACGGCCATTGGCTGCCTCCAGTGCGTTCATGAGAATCCAATCGGCATTGAACGCAAGCGCCGCAGCGGTGAGCACGTTGCGGTTCTTCGGAAGCACAGAGCACCCCTTGTTAAAGAACCGTTTCATGTTCACGCCGCGCCGGATGCACTCAACTATGGGATGTATGCGATGATGATACGGGCCGAACCAGCGGAAGCCGCTGTGCCGGTCTGCGCATACGTCGCAGTGAACGTGGTGTCCGCTGCGAGCACCTGCGTCACGGCCTCATCAAGTGGCACCATCGCAATCGTACCACCTGCAAGGTCGGTCCCGTACAGGTCATCATTCGCCGTCGTGCCGATGTCGATGAAGTTGTTCGTACCGGCATTGAAGGCGACGTTCACGCTCGCACCGGAAATCGGCTTGAGCAGGATAGCGCCAGCAGGGGCAGTGCCCACCGTGACGACACCGCTGTCAAAGTTCAGCGTTGCGTCAAGATAGTGCACCTGCTGGGTGTGGTATTTGCGTGCTTGAGACATTTTCTATCCCTCCTTTACGATGCAGCAAACAGGCCGGTGATCATGCCATGATCAATGCCATTGTAACGAAGTTTCTCGACTGACCAGAGCGACTCGACGCCAACGCCTTTGATGAATCCGTAGTCGTCTTCATTGCGTTTCGTTGACTTCGTGGTTTGGCCCCATGCACAGCCAAGCGCCTGAGCGCCCATGAAGTACACCGGGTAGACCGCTGCGCTGGAATTACCGATATTGCCGTAACCGCTAATCTCAGGGATTTCACGGTGCACAACACCGTCAATGACCAGATCCCCATCCTGGAAGATCGGGTTGCTTTCGACATCACGCGGACGGCCATCAAGGTTGATTGTGTCCATCGCCGTCTTCAGGTTGGCGAACGTCTCGACACCGTGGAAGGCGACGAAATACTCACGGCCCTGCGTACCCGTGCGTAGCGGGCGGATCGATGGCAGGTCGATGGAATCGCCCTTGTCGATACGGAACCGACGACGGGCCATGCGCTTCAGGAGGCGGGAACTCTCAACGGTGAACTTGTCGTTCGTGCCGTCAACGGTTGCCGAGCCTGTTGCAAACGTGGCGTTGTAGTTGGCTTCCGCGTTACCAAACAGTATCCGGTACCGGTTAGCAGCCGCCCATGTGTTCTTCTGGGCCGCTGTGGCGTCAGAAAAGAACACTTCCTTGGCATGGCCCGGATCGTCTGTATAAGAGCCGGATGCCTCGACTACAGAGCCAAGCGCATTGATGACGGAATCGCGCATGTCGTCCATGTCGCGAACCTTCAGCATGTCCTTGGATGCGTTCAGGAGGTCGATGACAGAGTTCTGCTCGTCGGACTTCTTGATCGCGACGGCATAGCGGTGCCAGTAGGGCTTCAGGTCATACCCGGAATTGCCAAGCTGCATCTCGTTTGCAACCAGCGTACCCGTGCCGGTATTGGTGCCTGAAAGGGCTGTAACCAGCGGGATGGTGATAACCTGCCCGCCTTTGATGAGGTCGCGCTTAACCACAATTGGGTTATTCGGCCCGGCGCCCATATAGGGCATGAATCCGCTCTCACGAACGAACTCTTTGAAGTAGTTTGTTTCCCACTTCTTGAGGACCAGCTCGGTGGCTGGGGTCGTATAGGCCATTTCCTATTTCCTGTTATTTGAACAGGGCGTCGAAAGCATCTCCATCCGCAGGTGTGTCTGAAGAACTTGCACCAGCCCCGCCACGTGCCAGTGAAGGCGGCGTGTTAGGTTTGGCATTTCCGTTTGACTGCACGGCAGGCTGACCTGTTGCCTCTGCCAGCCACTGCGCTTTAAGGGCTTCGAGACCCCCTGCGGACTGGATGGCTTTGACTTCGGCTTGCTGCTTGTGCCACTTCACAACCTCGCCCATCGGATGAGGATGGTTGACCAGTGAATAGCTGTACGCACTGACTTGGGGATCGTTTGCGCAAGCCTGATCGAAATCAGCCCATGCCTGCTGGACTTCTGCCTCAGATGTTGATTGAGACGCCATGAATGCGCTCATCTGCATCTTCATCTGGGACAGACTGCCCTGTGTGTAGCCTTGCGGATCGTCTTCAAATTCAAACTGCGGACCAGCGAACTCCGGGCCCTTGGTTTGGGGGGATTGGCCCGTGCCTTGCCGGGACTTCAGCTCCTGAAGCTCCTTGCGCAATGCCTGGACCACTGACAGCGGTACTTGGGTTCCGTGTTCATCCGATGGCGGCTCGGATGAATAACCGTCTGCTTCGACGGCTGTTTTAGCGCCCTGTTCGACTTGCTCAGCTTGCGCCTCGGCTTCGGCCTTTACGAACTTGCCATCTGGTCCACGGGTCGGCCCTTTCGAGGCGTCCTCCACTGGCTCAGGGGCCTGCTCGATAGCTTCAACCGGGGCTTCGTCAGCCATGAAGTCATCGTCTAGAAAATCCTTTGTCTCGCTCATAATTCGTCGCTCCACGCCCGAACAGCGGCGGCCTGATACGCCCGAAAATCACCCGGCGGCGGTGTTTGACCCTTGCGGGAAAACTTATCTGCGAGGCGCTGCCGGTGGTATGTCCGGCTTCGTCGCATTGATCATTGTGGCAGTTGCCTGCGCACGGTCCCTGGCCATCTGTGGCCCGGCTTTCGCCTCTTCCAGTGCCAGCTTGCGTTCCTCACGCATCGCCTTGGCTACCATGTCCTGAATGCGGGCCTGATCCAGTGCGCTCGTTGGCTCTGGCGGCTTTTGCTGCATCTGCTGTTGCATCTGCTGCATGGCCTTCTGCATCTCTTCGATCTGCTGGCCCGCCTGTTGCAGTTTGGCCTGCGCGCCCATCTCTTCCTGCAGGCGCTTAATCAACTTGCGCTTGTCCTTGATCTGGCTGGCTTCAAGCAACACGTCAGGCGGGATAGGAACGCCATTGCCTGCCATCTGTGCTAACTGCTTGAACTCTTCATGCTGGAGCGTGATCATGTCCGGCGCGGCTTCCAGAACGATGTCTGCGTCAATCTCAGCCAGTGAGTTCTTCATCTGCATCTGAGGCTGGCCCGTCATCGGGTCCACCTGCGGCTGCATCTGTGGTTGGCCGTCTGGTCCCTGCATTGGCTGGCCATCAGGTCCGGCAACAGGAGCCATCACAGGCTGCATCGAGTTGATCGGTGTGAACCGTGCACCGCCTGGCGCGTCCTCATCCGTCACCCGAAGGTAATCTTCCTCGGTCCAGAACTGCTTCGCCCTTGCCCACATCGCGCGGTAAACCCGCAGCTTCCAGTCATTGTGCGTATCGAACAGCGTGTTCTCTTCGGCCATGCCTGCGTTCTGCTGCAAAGCAATTGCTCTACCAGACTGGTCTTCTGTGCCGCGTCCCTGCAAGCCTGCGTTCGGCCCGTGCACGTCGATCTCGCTCTTGGCTTCCTGCAACAGTTCGAAATTGTTCGATATCTCGGACTGGCTCTCAATGAACCCCCATTCCTTACCAATCGATCCGTTGACGATCAGCAGGCCATCAGCGCGGGCAACCTCTTCCTTCGGGTTCTGGTCAGGCGCGAACACGCCCTGCACTCCCCACATTCGGCGATTCTTCATCAGGTTTAGCGCCATCGACCGGCGATAGTTCATCTCCGATTGCGGGCTGATCAGGTCACGTACCGTGCCGTAACGCTCATTCTCGCGAGTGACGTAGCAGCTTGCCGCAATTAACGCACAAGCCGGTTCGCCATCCTCATCGAGGTATTTCGAGACGCCTTCCTCAAGCACGCCTGCACCGGTAAAATACGTG